AACCAAGAAGGTTTAAAAGCTTTTAAAGAACAAGCTCATAAAATGGGCTTACTTCCACACCAAGCTAATGAAATGGTTAAGTGGTATCAAACCAATGAGACAGCAACTAACGATGCTAAAGATCAAGTTGCAGAAAAAGCAAGAACAGAATCTATTACAAATCTTAAGCAAGAATTTGGATTAGCATTCGATCAAAAACTTAAAGCAGCTAGCGCTATGGCTAAACAATATGTTGCAGCCGAAGTATTAGATGCACCAATGGCAGATGGTTCCAAGTTAGGAGACAATCCTGCTATTATAAAAGCTTTTGCTAACTTAGCTGAAAAAATGGGAGAGGATAAATTTGTGAATCCATCTGGACCAACTTATATGACTCCTAAGCAGATAGATAAACAAATAGGAGAATTAACAGCTCCAAACTCTGCTTACTGGGATAAAAATCATCCCAACCATCAGACAGCGGTTGATGAGGTTTTAGCTTTACGAGAACAAAAAGTTACTGTATAGCTGAAATATATTTGGATAATCGTAAGACCCAAGTTGCCACTAGGAATAGACTAGGATCCAGGAGATCTTAAATCGAGGAGCGACCCGTAAGGATAATCATCCGACTTAACAATAACAATAACAACTAACAATAAGGAGGGTTCTCTTATGAGTACTCAAATTACTACAGCATTTGTTGAACAATACTCTTCAAATGTTTCTATGTTAGCTCAACAAATGGGATCAAGATTGAGATCTGCTGTTGATGTTGAATCTGTTAGAGGGAAACACGCATTCTTCGATCAAATCGGAGTAACTGCGGCACAGGTACGTTCTACTCGACATGGCGACACTCCACAGGTAACGACTCCTCACTCAAGAAGAAGAGTGGGTCTTGCAGACTATGAATGGGCTGATTTAATAGATGACTTAGATAAAGTTAGAATGTTAGCAGATCCAACAAGCTCGTATGCGAAAGCAGCTGCGGCAGCGATGAACAGATCAATCGATGATGTAATCATTACTGCTATAGGCGGTCAAGCGCAAACGGGTGTAAGTGGTGGAACTAACCAACTACTTCCTAGCTCATCTAAATTCGCAACATCTGCGCAATCAGATGGTATGACTATTGCTAAACTACTTGCAGCTAAGCATTTCTTTGATGCTGGCGATGTAGATCCTAGCATTAAAAGATATATCGTATGTGGCGCAAAACAAATCCAAGACTTACTTGGCACAACTTCAGTAACTTCTGCTGACTTTAATACAGTTAAAGCATTAGCATCTGGACAAGTCGATAGTTTCTTAGGGTTCCAATTTATAATGTCTAACAGACTAGCGTTAGCTAACACAGACGACAGACTATGTTACGCTTTCACTCAAGACGCTGTTAAACTTGCGATTGGTGCGGATGTTAAGGCTAAAATCTCTGAAAGAGATGACAAGTCTTACGCTACTCAAGTTTACTATTCTATGGCACTTGGTGCAGTAAGAATGGAAGAAGAAAAGGTATTCGAAATACCTTGCGATGAGTAATCACTAAATTTAT